TCAGACATTTTCAGGTTCGGTGGTTGGGATTAGTTCATCGGCAATGGTCAGCTCTAATTCGAGAAGTTTGTCCTCGATCTCTTCCCATGTTGGAGCGCTCAGAATTTGGTGACGGGTGGTCGTTCTCCCGGATGCAAAGGTGACCGAAAGGACTTGTTCCCCATCGTGGGCGACGCGGTAAACAGGATCGGCGCTTTCAAAGTGATTTACAGTCTTCATGTTCTATCGAGTAAGGGTCCAACCGTTGGCCAAAAGCACTGCCATTGCTGTCAAAGCAGAATCACTGCGATAGGAATCAGCGGCCTCGGGCGTTTCGCTGTAAACAAAAGTTCCATTCTCGATGGCGCCTTGTGAGAGCGCAATCAGCAGCTTGTCAATGGTCGCCCCATCCACGTTGCGCTGAGGAATGTCCACACGCTTGTATGAGAGCGGCCCGGCGATCCGGATATCCAAAATGTCGTAATTACCGACAATGTAGAATTCGTTGTTCTTCAGGCCTTCAAGGATTGGAATCAGCGCCCCGATTCGAGAACCGTTTGCCGGAAAGCGGACTGAGGTAACATTATCCGGCGAGTTTGCAGATAGGCTGAACCGTTGCCACTTATTCGCCACCACCGGAACAGACACAGTAGAATCGCTACCGAAGGCAGTTGTCGATCCAGTTAGCCGATTGATCAGGGTGCCGATCGTTCCACGAATGCGGACAGGAATGGTGGTGACGCCCGCATCAGGCCGCACCCAAAAGAAGCTCGGAAACTCATCCCATTGACCGAGGTAGGTCGGCGGATAGGAGGTGGTGTCAAAGGCTGCCGGAAAGTCATTGAGAATGTTCTCCGGGCTTGGGGCGAATACGGCCGCAGTCGGCAATCCGATACTAAGAGGAGCATAGGGCTGCGGATTCTCTTGTATGGAGTAGGTTTCCAAGGTGTTAGTGGTGGAGGTCGTTTGAAGCATAGCCGTTGGGGGTGAATCGGTGTCAACGCCCACAAATTCTACGCTCGGAAACGGCTCTGCGAGCAGCCCTACCGTAACAGGTCCAACCCCATCCGGCCCGAGGTTCCAGATTTCATTGTCAGCGTCCGGGTAGAGCCAGTCTTCATCATAGAGGGCGTAGATGTGTCCGGCCAGGTTGGCGATGGCGTATCCATTAAAATAATAAGCAGGCAATCCCGCCACATTGTCCCCACGAGTGTAGACACCATTGGCGCCTTCGTGCGGTGCCGGTGCATTGGAGAGGGCAATCCCGCTAACTGAAGTCGGCAGTTCCATTGCATCTCCATACATCTCATTCAATTCAGCCATGAATTAGTCTTTGCGCAGGTAGACGGTTCCAACCGGCGAAAGGACATCGACCTTCAACTCATAGTCGGTCATTTCCTCACCGAGAACGAGGTCGCCCTCAAAGCGGACAACACAGCGAAAGTCCTTATGCATGAATCGCGGATTGGTCTGGCTCTGCGTGTCCCATAGCCGGATACGGGCAAAGCCATTCAAGCTCTGCGGCTGACCAAATGGGACAAACGTTTCATAGTCTGGCGTGGTTCCTGTATCGCTGCCTTGGGAAGCATAGAACAAGGCAATGATCGCCCGCTTTTCCACTTCATCGAGTTTGAGCTTGTAGCCCTTACGAAGCTGAGTCGTGACCGACCGATCCAGAATACGAACTCCCCGATACGAGCCGAAGTGATCCTTCACCTCCTGTTCGTTCATGACCGTGACTTCCTTGACATTGCCGAATGCCGCGCTGGTGGCATCGTATGCACTTTCTGCCGCGGGCGCATCAGTGGCCCCAATGATGAGGGAAAAGTCTCCGGTTCCGACGAGGGTGAGATTTGGGTTATTCATGGATAGATTGAATCGTTAAGACCTTGAAGTTGCAGAAGTAGACCACCAGACCGCCATCGAGCGGGCCGGCTTCGTATGCGGGGTTGTCAACCGTGAGGACGTTCTGGAGTCCCCGCTGGGTCGGCCATCCGCTTTGGTGCAGCCACTGCAGAACCTCCTCAACGCACTGCAGGCAGATCTTACCTGTTTGGTTTGTGGCAGGGTTCTCGAGCACGCTCACCATGACCGTGTTCTCCAGATACAGTTGAGGTCCTTTCCCACCGACCGGTCCTCCGGAGGCCTGCGTCACAACTAGGGCTATGCCTGTATCTCTGAGGGTAGTTTCAAGCTTGGAATTAAAGCCATCCTCAACCGTCGAGAGAAGTTCGATGCCCGCCAGAAAGGTGTTTTGCCTGAGCGTTGTGACAATGTGCGCAGTGACCTCCGAAAGCCTCATGCCAGAGATGGCATGTCAACGAGCAAGGTTTCGCACAAACTGGTTAAACTGCTCCCTCTGCTTCCTGGCAATGTAGGTGCGCATGTCAGCGACCTGTGCCTGCAGGGCCTTGCTAACCAAGGAGCGGCGCTGGTTCTGTACCATGACCCCGGAAAGGTAGCTGGTCAGCCGGACGCTGGGATTGCGGCGCCCTTTGGCCGTGCGCACGATGGCCGCCCCGATTGCAGACTTGTTACGAGCAAGCGCTTTGAAGAATCCACTCTGCCCATCGCGCTTTGTTCTCCATTCCCGGAATATCCAGCTTGCACTGAGCCATCCAATGGAGCGCTTGCGGGCAGCGATCTCCTGTTTAAGACTCAACCGTTTGCCATCCTTGCCGATGCGGCGGCGGATCCTGTAGCCGAGTGCACCGACTTCCTGTTCGATGCGTTCCTTGCTTGGGGCGATGGCCTTGTACTGACGATACAGTTCGAAGCGCAGGCGCTTTGCGCGGGATTCAACAATCGGCCCGAGGTCGCGTTTATTGTAGCTGGCGTATTCGCGCAGGACCCTTTGGAAATTTCGCACATCTCTCCCTGCGTCCCCATTCATAGCTTATCGAGGAATTTCAGAAACGCGATGACAGCAACGGCAATCGTTGGAATGGAGGCAGCGACCCAGAAGAACCGCAGCAGGATGTCCATCTTTCGTCGCAGCTCATTGAGAGCGGCCCGCAGACCGTTATCCCCACGCTGGCCCCACAAGGTCACCTCAATGGTCGTCAGGCGGTGCTCCAGTTTTGAAAAACGCTCCGAGACTTTATCCCGGTAATCGTCGTAATCCTTTTTCAGCTCTTCGGGGCTCATGGGTTTAAGGCAATGCATTCAAGACGTGCGATCAGAGAACCAGGGGAGCGGTGTAGCCGGGTCACTCTATAGTGGTAGCCAGCCGCATCACTTAATCCGGCACCTACTTTCAGCGCTGCCGCAGGAAGATCCTCACGCAGTGCAGAAATCATTACACTGTCATCGTCATTTGGCGTCAGGTCATATTCTTCCGTTGCTGGCTGCAGGCGCTTGACCAGTCCTCGAAAACTGACCGCCCCAAAGGCAAGCGTTTGCCCCGTCGCAGCGAGTAATTCTAAAAAGCCTTCCAGCTCATCTGTTGCCTGACTCATGTCCAAGACAGGGTTGTCAACCGCATGAAAAAAGAGGCCCCACCATTGCTGGAGGGACCTCGTATGTACGCGAACAGCAGCCCATGCAAAAGTTATGCGACATCCTCGATGCGAAGGAGTCCGTCCGTGATTCCGGTGCGCCGTCCATAAACGCACTCGAAGGCGGCGATCTCCTTGCCGGAGTCGTTGTCGTAAAATCGACGGTAGCCAATGGTGATGCCGGTCTGCGGATCAGAAACCGCACCCGATTCCAGGTAGGATTCCGGACGCAATGGCTGAAGGTACCGCATCCCAACCACCATGCTGCGAGGATGGGCCACAAAGCCAACAAGGTTCTGCGCATTGGCCGGCATGATGGTCGTCTCATAGACGTCAAAACCGTAGATACGCGGAATACGGGCCTCCATAAGGGCAGGCGCGCTCATCTGAGTGAGATAGCTCTGGCTGATCTTGGGGTCGCCCAACAGGTTGGTGTAGTAGGCGTCGTTGACGATCAGGTTCCGCGAGGCAACCGGGATGTTCCTAGCAGCGCATACCCCGCGCAGGGAAAGAACGGTATCTGCGTCAAAGTCGGCAGCGGCAATGGCCGGGATGGCAGCGGCACCGTAATTGGCGATCGTGACAATGCTCCAGATGTCCTTGAGCACGTCCTCGGCAAGCTGGCGGGCTTTTTCCTCCGCGAGGCGCTCCATGGTTGGCCAACTGGACTCGCTCACTTCCTTGTCGGTCAGGTGCAGCGATTGGACCTTGTGCCGGTCAAGAACAACGGGCAGTGAATCCACATTGGAATCCATGTTCTGCGAGTAACTTCCCGCAAAGTCGTAGGAGGCTCCGGCCCCGCCGACCACTGGCACATTGACGGTCTTCCCGCGTTCAATGAACTCGCTGGAGAAGTCGGTCGAAAACGCACGCAGGGGCGTCAGCGCGGCGACAAAGGTTTTAAGAAACGTATCCGCAATGCGGATGTCCTGAAGGTTGGTGAGGGTGTTGGCCATGTCGTTAAAGCGGTGTCAACTGGTGAGGGTTATTTGCCGATCAGATCGGCGCGGTGGGCGCGGAAAAAGGCGGTCTTCTTTGCCGGGTCGGTGATGGCGTTGAACTGGGCAAGGAGGTCGGCCTGCTTCGGGTCGCCACCTGGAGTGACCTGAACCGGATCCACTCCGACTGAGGCACAGATTTCAGCGGCTTTTGTCTCGGCGCTCTTGGCCTGTGCTTCCAGTTGCTGAATCTGGGTTTCGGCTTCGACATACTTCTCCTTTGCTTGCGCGAGGTCATGGTTTAGCTGCTTTTCCATTTCTAGGGCAGCATTCAGATCATTGGTCAGGGCAGTGATGCGGCCATTGGCTTCTTCGAGCATTTGACTAGCTGCACCCAAGTCGCCCCGGACGGCTTCGATCTCGTCGAGCGACTTAGTGTGGGCTCCAAGAAGGTTGGCATAAGCCTCGCGAGCATCCGCAAGGGTGTTCAGTTGATCTTCGGTTACGAACTTCATGCCCGTGGTTTCTTGTCAACCGTGCGTCGGACTAATTCGGCATAGGTGTCGGCGTAAGTGCCCACATGATCGACGAGGTTCGCCTCCTTGGCCTTGCGACCGATAAAGGTCTGACCGCGCATTGCATCCGGTCCGATGTTGCGGTGTTGCATGATGTGGTCGCGAAACTGAGCAAAGTACTCATCGACCATTTCCTGGAGGTGGGCGCGATGCGCATCTGTAAACGATGGTGGCCATGTGGCATCCTTCAGGTCGCCCCCGGTATGGGTTATGTAGGCCGGCTTCCATCCCTGCTGTTCCCATGCCCCGGACACATCCACAAGGGGCAGGATCGTTCCGATGCTCCCAACCTGCGCCGAGGGAGCCATGGCTATGAAGTCGGCTCCGGCTGAAAGGGCGTATGCGGCCGAGGCTGCCAGTTCATCAATCCAAACAGCTTTCGGAGCTTTGATACGGGCCAACAGGTTTGCCGTCTCGACATTTCCCGCCGCCATGCCCCCGGGTGAGTTCACATGAAAAAGGAATCCTCGGGCACCATCCTCCGCCGCGATCTGGACTTCATCCTCGATCTGCTCGTAGCCGGTGTTTCCACAGGAGCGTTCGATCTGGCTCAGGTGTCGCCCCAAGGTCCCCGTGATGTGAACATGGGCGATGCCGTTATTGTCGATCTCCGCATCTGGTCTCGGGTTCACAAACGGCGAAAGATCGAGATTGCCAGCCTCCGCAAAAATCCGGCTCTGAACAATCTGGTGTAGGGCAAGCCAGCCGTCGCTGGTAATGTTCCATGCGGACCTGTATAAGGCGTTGGTAATGTGGGCGAGTCTCATGACTGAAAGTGGGACGAGGGGCAGGAATCGAACCTGCGTTGTCGGGTTATGAGCCCGACCGAATCCATATCACCCTCGTGCATCTTCCTCTTTCGCGCTGTCAACTGGTGGCTCCGTGCTAAGGACCATCTGGGTACCACTCGGCTTCCACAGCATTGAGACCGGAACCCCGTATTTTCCGGCAGCATTCAGAATTGCTCTGGCATCCTGTGCCCGGCGCTCCAGTTCCTCCCGGAAATCCATGCCAAGTTCCTGATAGTGGTCGGAGACCGTTTTTAGACCCGTTTCCACATCGGCCCTATTCTGTTGAGCCTCGCGGCCGGCGTCGACCGTGATGCGGCGGGGCGTTACCCATGCCACCTTGTTCCATCCCTTCATCGGAGGTAGTTCGCCACGGTCAATGGCATCTCCGATCACCCAGCCCCAAGTCGGGCGCAGGAACCGTTGAATCAGGATCAGCTGGCGGTAGGAAAAGCGGCGATCGGCCTTTGCCTCAATCAACCGGACAGAGGCACCGCCCACCTTCGTTGGATCGAGGACAAACTCGTAAGGCAGCACACCCGCGCTGGAATCCCGCTTCAGATGTTCCAGAAAGCCCGTAAACACCGGACTTGGCCTGTTGGACTGAAAACTCTCCATCGACTCGCCCGGTTTCAGGGCAACCACCTTCCCGCCAACAATCTTTTGGATCGCAGTCGGATCGGTCTGTTCTGCCAATTCGCCCGTATCCGGTGAAACCCGAAAGTCGCCATCGTCCTCGAGGGTGCCTTCCTGCCGCTTGATGATCCGAGAGACATCTTGGTTGTCCTTCACCGCATGCTTCTCAAGCGCGAGCATTTCCATCTCGTCCAGGATGTGATTGATCGAGTGCTGCAGGGTCGGGTGATTGCGCGCTCCGCTTGCAAACTCCGGTTCAAAGACATGCATGACCGCGTTGGCATAAACCGGGCGGTAACTCCCATCATCCTGCTGAACCATGTACGCCAAAGGCGCTCCGAATTCATCGAAGAGCACGCCATCAATGGAATCCGGGTCATCCGCTCCGGAGCCTACACGGTGCGATTCCACAAGCTGGATGCGGGCGCGACCGAGGCGATCACGCACCTTTAGGACAAAGTATTCGCCGTCCACGTCGATCCCTCGGCACACAAGGTTCTGGCACTCCTCGAAGGAGAACCGGTTGGTGATTTCGGGGCGGTTGGCCCAGCGCTCGAAGTAATCCTCCGCAGCTCGGTTCCACTCCGGATCTGCCGATTGCGCCTGTGGACGAATGCCATCGCCGGTTGAGTAGATCGCCATATCGCCCACAACCTCACAGTGCCATGTCAATTAGGCGCGGCCTAGTTTAGCTGCGATTCCGAGCCTTCTAAAGAAATATCTTGAAATATTTGCCCGTTTGAGCGATCATAAGATTTAAGGATTGGGCTTTTCCCGGTCGACGCGGGGGCATTGGAGTAATTCCGGTGCCCCCGAGTTATTTTTAGGCGGGAAAACTCTTCCGCTCTACGATTTTAGATGTCAGAATATCATAGGCTCGGTTCTGTTGTTCAGGCCTCAAGTATTTAAGGGCGAAGGGCCTTGCCGCCAAGTCCACCAATTGCAATCCACCTGAGTTGCTTTTCTTATCTACGAAGCGGTGGTGAAAGTAAATTTTGGAGAAATCGACTGATTTATATCCCCATGTTGATTGACCATTCTTTATCCTCAAGAATTCCAATTCCAGTTGGTTGTCTTCCTTGGCTCCTCTGCTCTCAAAAAGAATGTGGCAGTCTTTGCTGTCTTCGCCGTGGCGGCTCAAATAACCAAGGCTTCTCTCCATGCAGAACAACAAGGATATTTCATAAGGATTATAGGGGTTCGCATAGCGGCTTTTCAGCTTAACCTTATCAATCACTGAAATTATAAACCGCATATCAGAGGCTGCGATGATATCATTCAGACTTTGGTAGAATTCGTTTCGGAGTTTCGGGCTTGTTCGAAGCAAAGCAAATTCAAGCCTTTCCTTTCGTATGTCGCTTTCATGGAAAATGATCTGATCGTGACCCCATATTTTGAATTTGAGGTCGGTGAAGGGCCGCACGACCTGATCAATGTAAAGGTCTTTTCGGATGATTCCAAATACCAAAGCAAATATAGGAAACTGGGGATCGATTGAGACTAGTCCGTGGTCCCCGCTCTCATCTGCAAAAATAATGTAGTCTGAAAAATTCACTGATGGCCGGTCGTAATGATTCAACCATTATTCAAATCTACTAGAAAGGCGCCAGCAAGGCTATTTCTGCAAATACCCCACAAAGCCCGTGGCAGAGGTCTTGAGCGGCTTTCCGTAGGTCGCTGGGGCTAGTTTCTGGAGAGCTTTCTGACAGGCCGCTATGATTGTATGAATCTCGTCAATGCGGCGCTTGGTCACGCTCGAGCCATCATTGGCATAAGCGGCTAGGGTCTTCTTCAGTTCAACCTTCTGGACGGCGAGGATTTCCTCGACCTCGGCAACTGTGAACCCTACAGAATAATCAACTCTGCTCATATACTGAACATCGGATGTCAATCGAACTGCCAAACCGCTTCTCCGCCAACGTCACTAGGGATAAAATCCAAGGATATCTTCTAAATACCGATAAAATGCCTGGTGCAGCAAAAGCGCGGTTCTTTCTGTCTCTTGGCTTTCGCCCGGAGCAATGGCGGACCTTAGAACGCGCCCTCATTGAACACGCACAGATTTGCCCGGTGGTTAAGGTGGTTGAATCCGCCTACGGCAAAAAATTCGAGGTTCGTGGACCGCTAAATTGCCCAGACGGCCGGTCTCCAAAGGTTTGCACTATTTGGCAACTGGATAAAGATTGTCTTGAGCCGCGGCTAATTACAGCCTATCATTCAAATGATGATTAAAGAACATGAAAGCGTCGTGCTTGCACGCGACTTGCCACAGGAGCACTTACAAAGCGGCGATGTAGGTGTTGTCGTATCCGTGCATGGCAATGGACAGGCCTATGAGGTCGAATTCATGACTTTGGCTGGCAAGACGCTAACAGTGGTTACTTTGGAGGCGGATGACATTCGCCCAGTCAATTCCCGCATGCTTCCGCACATGCGCGAAATTGCCGTATAATTGCATCCTACTGCGATTCTTCCGTTTCCGTATTCACCTCAACGCTCTCACGTCCGATGATCTTGAGCATGGTCGCGCCAACGACTTGGAGACATTCGGCATCAAAGAGGTGATTCGGGCGCTTTCCGATCTGAACCCACATCCATTTGTCGCCCTTCTTGATACGGTGCTCAGATTCCATGTGCAGGAGGTATTCCTCGGGGATATCCTCGGGAATTTCCCAAGGGGGACTGTCATCCTGATTGCGGCGCAAGCGCGCAAGCGTGTCCTTCAGGTTTAAGTTTGACCAGTAATGCATCCGGCAAATGAGCCCGTTGGCGACATAGACCTTGCGAACCGGAGAGTAGAATCGCTGAACCCTGCGACCGGGTCCCACTTTATGCATAAAAGTCGGGCGATGGTCGCCCATAAGAGCTGTCCAGCCATGACTGGCACACTGCCGATATACCTCGTAGCTGTTGTAACCGGCGTCCACAATTACAAGGTTTCCATGGATTTCAAAGCGCGCCTGTGCCCGCTCAATGTCCTCCCACGTTAGAGCCCGTTCGCACCATAAAAGCCGCGAAGAGCCATCGGCACCCCATGCCCGGACAACCAGCCAAAAGTGATCCATCTGTACGTCCACCGTGAGGAATCGCAGTGGGACACATGTCAGATGATCAACTGGTTGATCCACCACAACATTTCCAGAAGTCAGGAACCCCTCCCCTGCCCACGGATCGCCCATCCGGTAGCCGCTGCGGGTAATATCAGCTTTGAAATCCTCCACATATTCCCTCCAAGGGAGTGCGAGGCGCTTCTGGTAGAACTGTTGTAGGAGTGTCGTATCGCCCTGCCTAGCGGCGGCCTTTGCCCGGAGGTATAACTCAGCCAACTTACCCCATGACATTGCACAAAGCGCGTTCCAATGAAACCCGACGTTCTCCAAGGAGGCATTTGGATTGGTGCGAACAAATCTGCCTGTGGCGTTTAATTGCCGACGCACAGCATCCGAATCCGGGAAGTAGTGGTTGCACTCGCAGCAGCGCATGGAGGTGGTCGCTCGAACCTCCGTAAAATGCCATTCTCCATCGGCTCCACGGGCGGATTTTGACCACTCTACGTTTTCCCACTCAAAGGGCTGCCGGTGACCGCACTCTGGACAAGCGAATGTCCACTCGCGCATATCGGTGGTTTCAAACTTGCGGTGGGTGTCATCATTCTCCTCGCCGCCTTGGGACATGAAGATGCACTTCCCCAGCCACCCGAACGCGGTCACGCGGGCCTCTGCTTCGGCCATGTGCCCTGTCGGCCATCTCCACGTTTCATCACCAATTAACCAGCGAATGGAGCGGCGCTGAAGGTTCGTCTTATTATGCGCCCCGAGAATCCAAAGCGTCATGCCATTGGCGAAGTGGATTGTGTGGTTGCGCTTTTTATGAGGATTTTTCGGGAACAGTTTTTTAACCGCTTCACATTCGTCGAAAAGCTTTTGCAGCCGTGACTCCGACTGGTCCTTTGCATCTTCATTTGTTGCGCTGAGCCAAAGAGTCGGGCCGGGCTGATTCGGGATGATGTAGCAAAGCGCCAATTCAGCAACGGTGGTCTTACTCGCCTGTACGGCTGCGATAATACTAACGACTTTCACCTTGGTGTCAGCAATGGCTTCCAGTGGTTCCCGGACCCAAGGGGAATGATCGCTCCTGAACCGTCCTGGCATCGGCGAGTACGGAATCGAATCAATGTTCTCCTCAGCCCATTGCCAGGGCGGTATCACTTCCGGTGGCTTCCAAGCATCCCGCCAGATATCGCTCAGCGGGTCTATGTGTCTGACTTTTTGGATGCTCATTCAGTATGGAGAATTTCATATGCCTCATGCAGGGCATGATTGAGTTTCTGACGGATATCGTGAGCATCCAAGCCACTTAGAATGGGAGGCAGTTCATTGAGAAAGCGGCTCTCAAGCAGGCTACGGGCTCGGGCGACTTTCGTTATCCACTCCTGCCTGACCGATTCCAGCGAGACCACCGTTCCCTGTTTCATTGCCAAACGCAATTCGCGCTCCTCGATGTCCACCAGTAGACGCCGAGCTTTAAGCCCCTCTTGATTTGCCCCAGCAACGTCTTTGCCTCCTTTGAGTCCGTTTAACCTGACAAACTCTCGCCACGCGGTGACATCATGCTGGCCATTTGGAAGTGGCTTGGGCGAGCCATCCATCTTTTTCCAGATGTTGACCGTTCGTCTTGTCACCCCGAGAATTTCCGCCAGTTCGACTATCGTCTTGGCGTAGGCGGTCGTCTTGGAACTGCCGGAGGCCCGAGCCTCGATCAGAGCCCGCTCAGCTGTGGTCAGGGTTCTGCCCGCACCGACTTTTCGAATCAGGTTCTCAAAATCTTTGTTGAGGACCTTCTGCGCAGCCTGTTCATCAAAATTTTGCTGTTCCACATCCGGATTACTTCATGAGGAGCCAACCGGCAAATTGAAGATGCCGATAGACCAGTTCATAGCGGACAAATCCCACCCGGCGGAACAGCGCTTCGTTCTCGGCCACGGTCTGCGGGAACATCTGACCGCGCAGGGCAGCCGACTTGTTTAGCACTTCCTGAGGACTGAGGCCATTCTCCAGCTTCATGTCCCAATAGAGCGACTGGGTCATGTCCTGAAACTCCGGAATGCTGCCGAGAACCTTCTCAACCACGAAGAAGCCGCCTCCACGCTTGAGGGAGTCATAGCATACTGACAGTACCGTTTGCTTAGCCCCTGGACGCAGAAACTGGAGGGTGTAAAGGGATACTCCGTAGTCATGCCCGCTGATTTGGGTGAGCATCGAGAGGTCACAGAAATGAACGTCCACCCCCTTGGCCTTGGCCTGCTGGATCATCGCGCGGGAGTTGTCGTAGCCGATGACCTTGATGTTCTTTTGGGGATTGCGGGATTGGATTCTCAGCAGGGTCTCTCCCGTGGAGGCCCCAAGGTCGATCACCGTTCCGCCATCCTGAAGAAACCAGTCGCCGAAACTCGCCGCCAGATCCTGAATCCGATCATAGTCCGGTACACTCTTCCGAACGTGCTCATCGAAATGCGGGGCGACCTTCTCGTCGAAGACCCAGTTGCTGCGGGTTGTTTCAATGCCTTGTCCGGCTTCCATGCCGGGTAAGCTGGTGTCAACAATCAGCCCGGTAGCATCATCAGTTCCTGATCGGTTACCCGGACCGCCCCGATGCCGTACTGGGCGTACATTCCCCGTGTCATGGGGTTGCTCTCCAGACCGAAATATCCGCCTTTCCCGTACTTTGGGAATATCCGTGTCTTGAGCAGATGCTCCTTGATCTGGTGTGGCCGGGCGCTGATCGGTCCGGTTCGCTCCGCGCCCGGTCTTGTCGTCGCTTCGCTCCTCGGAACCGCGAAGTAGGCATCCATTGGCGACCAGCCGGTTTTCTCCGCGATCCGCTTAAGGGTAGCTTCCCGGTACCGGTCTGGCCGAGCGGTGATGAGAATGACCTTATGCGGGCGCAGTAGATCGACCAACCACTGCCGGTACTCCTCCTGTTCAATCTGCCGGATAAAGGGCCGGATGGGCGGTGTGCCGTGCTTCGGTGAATTCCCCACCAGAGTGTAATTGAGATCCAGCAGATAAATCATTGCATTGCCGATTTAGGATTGCCGATTGCCGATTTGCCGGAACTTGGACGAAGGTGGATTTTCAATCGTGTCTCAAAAGCGGCGATTGCCTCTTTAACCAAGCCCATTCGGGTGCCATCCGGGTATGGCAGATCAAATTCAAATTCAAGAGCCGCCCTGAGCCGATCCCTGTCGACTGACAGGGCGTGGGCGCATGTAGCGGTAATGTTATTACTCATCTCCCTTACTTTGACGGAGCGGAAGAAGGGAGTCCAGAGCTGATGGAATTCATTTTGCGTGTGGTACTTTTGGACCTTCGGTTTATCCTGAAAATC